AGCGCCAAGCGGATAACCAACAGTGCTAACGGTAACCCAAGGCTTGAGCTAGTGCTGGCCATAGAAAATGGCCCGCTTAAACTTAGGACGCCAAGCGATGCAGGTTGGATTTACGCCTTGCCAAGCGCCAGTGACCTAGCAGAAGTGGAGGCCTTTGCGAAATGGCACAGGACGCCTACCGGGCGCTATGTTCTGGATAGCCTTGAGGTTTAGTTGATACCTTGGGAAGGCTTAAAGCCTAGGCTTTCCCAAGGCTTGAACTAAACAATCAAAGGATAAAGACAATGTACAAGAGAGACGTTGCACTAATTGCGGATCATGCGGCCAAGTCGCCGGAGGGCCTAGTTGACGTTGTGGAGTTCGTACTCTGTACCATCCAAGCGGGATTATCCACGGTGAAAGCGCAAAGGCTTGACATAGCAGAGACAGGCCTAAACTCGCGGTTCCTATGGGGTAAGAAGGCTGAAGGCTTGGGCTATATTCAGCAACATGCGGATTGGCTCTGGCTTAAGCTTCACCACCTGAAGGAGAAAGGTTCAACAGATCCTGAAGTGATAGCCGATGCTACCTTGCTACTTATGGCGGTGCCTAACCTAGGCATGGTCAAGGCTAGTTTTGTTCTCCAGTGCTTAGGCTTTAACACGGCCTGCATCGACAGTCACAACCTAAAGCGCCTAGGCCTGAAACCCAGCGCGGTAAAGGTTAGCCCTAAACTATCAAATGAAAAGAAACACGCCAAAGTTCTAGCCTATGTCGAACTATGTCAAGCGCAAGGAGCAGAGTGGTGGTGGGACACTTGGTGCGATCTAGTAGCTCAAAACCGCGCTAACCGTCGTTTAGATACTGGCGATGCAGTGAGTTCCTACCACGTTGATTGCGTAATCCTCTAACCCTAAACCCTAACCCTAAGGATTTAAACCATGACCATGACAAGTGCAGAGTTCAAAGACATATGCCTTGCCGCCATCGACGCCGCTAAGGTATCCCGTGGAAAGAACCGGGGCATGTTAAAGGCCAAGTGCCCTAAGTCTGACAGTGACGGGGCTGCGGCGTGGCAAGCGATGACCTTGCAGGCTAACCCATACAAGGCTGGCCTGTATACCATAGCCATGTTCAATGACAGGCAACGGGCGATATTCGATGCAGTAGGCAAGGCCATTGAAGGCTATGACATCAACCATTTAGATCGTGATAGAACCATCTTGGAAAGCCTAGGCGTATGGTGATAGGATAGCCTTCGCAACGGCCATAGCTCGCACCTGTGGACGTTGTATAGACTACCCTAGAACCTAGAACCCTAAAGGATTAAACACCATGACCGACGCAGAAATTCAAAAACACATAATGACGCTGACCGTTGAGCAGATTGACGAGATTACGGAGCGGTTCGCGGAGAAAACAGTAGGCCAATGGAACAATTTTATCCACAGACGGTTGCTTTGCGTGGATCTGTATCGCGAAGAACTACAGCTAAACAGAAGGCAGAACCCATGAAAGTTTTAATAGCCTGTGAATACAGTGGTGAGGTGCGGGAGGCATTCAGGTCCAGAGGTCACGATGCGCTGTCCTGTGACCTACTACCAACAGATGCACCGGGTCCGCACTATCAGGGGCCGGTTGAGGATATTATAAGCGACGGCTGGGACATGATGCTTGCATTCCCTCCGTGTACGCACCTAGCAGTCAGCGGTGCCCGATGGTTCAAAGAGAAGCGGGCTGATGGCCGTCAACAGGAGGCGCTGGCCTTTGTCAGGATGCTGATGGATGCTCCTATAGACCGGATAGCTATAGAAAATCCGGTTTCGATTATCTCCAGCCATATACGCAAGCCGGATCAAACCATCCAGCCGTGGCAATTCGGACACGGGGAAACCAAAAGAACATGCCTATGGCTAAAGAACTTACCCAAGCTGGAGCCTACCGATATCGTGGAAGGTCGAGAGCAAAGGATATGGAAGATGCCACCTAGTGCAGACCGTTGGAGAGAGCGGAGCAAAACATTCCAAGGCATAGCTGATGCCATGGCTGAACAGTGGGGTTAGAACCAATGGACATAGTAGACGTAGTATCTTGGGTGATCGGCCTGACATTCCTAGGAGGTGCGATAGCATTGGCCGCAGCTTGGACGCATGCCCTAATCCAACTACCTACATGGTACGAGGAAACACTAGGGAAAGAAAAGGAGAAAGAGAAACGTCCGAGTAATGAGATACAGAGACAGAAAGGTGCGGGTAATGAGACAGAGTGAGCGGAAGACTAGAATTATTACTTGGGCATATATAGAGTGTCCTGAGTGTTATGGTTCAGGTGAACTGGAGATTGAGACTCCTGTAGTTGACTGGAGCCATGGCGGGTACATCAAGAGCCGAACAGTTGAATGCTACGACTGCGGAGGCTCAGGCTTAATCGAAGTAGAACCTGAGGAAGAGGAGTAGAGACTAATGACTACAATCAACATACACAACGTCGTAACCATGAAGCTGAAGGCTATCTCAGCAGAAGGAGATACTACTTGGAGAGACATGCTAGTGACAGACAGCGATGGTCACACATTTGTCTTTTGCTTCTTTGGTGAAGACATAGAGAACCTCAAACTAAATCTACAGGAGGTGTAAGTCACATGGGTAAAGCAATCGAAACTCTAGCTTATCTAATCCAAAAGAAAGGAGGGGATATGTCCATAACAAGAGGTAAAGAAGGTGTGTCTTGGGCTATTGCAGTCACCTATCCTACCCAAGGTGGTTACACATGGTGGACTGAAGGGCTGCCGGGAGATAGCTTAGACAAGTTAGCTAACAAGGTGAACGGGAGGTTCAGTCGATGAACCAACCCAGAAGAGCTAGGTTTCTCTTAGTCCAAGGCTTAGACAGAGATGTAGTCTACAAGTTCCAATCTATAGGACATAGGGACAAGTGGGTAGCTGAGAACCTGTGGGCTATAGAAGGTCACTACCAAAACCTAACAGCTAGGCAGGTGGATAAAACCTTATCTTTCAACAAAGACACAATCTACAGAACACTACAGGAGAACCCCAATGACTGAACTGTTTGAAGCTATGCAGATACACCTAATGCACAAGCATTCTAAGGTGCCAACCAAAGGATCCTCTAAGGCTGGAGGCTATGACCTGTACGCTAGTCAGTCTCTTGTGCTGTTCCCTAACGAGACAGGAGTAGTAGGCTGTGGGTTCCAAATGAGAATGCCTGAGGACATGTGCGCTATGGTCTGTAGTAGATCAGGCTTAGCAGCTAAGAAAGGTATCTTCGTAAGCAACGCCCCAGGTATCCTAGATGCTGACTACCGAGGAGAGATTAAGGTTATCCTGCATAACTTAGGTCGCTCACCTTTTAGTGTCAGACCCGGAGACAGGGTAGCTCAGATGGTATTCCACAAAGTAGAAAGGACTAGCCTAAACCTTGTGGATACCTTCGATACTAATGACACAGATAGAGGCACAGGAGGATTAGGTTCTACAGGAGGTACATCCTAATGCCCAAAGAATATAACAACATCAAGGAGGTAGAGGAAGACCTTCAGAAGTGGTTCAACTATAAGGACTACCTCATACAAAACAAGAAGGACTTCGAACCTAAGTACTGGGAGTGGGCTATGCACGAGAGTGCAACTAAGATTACCTACCTCCATGCAACTAGGAACCAATGGATAGATGCAGGTCAACTATGAATACTGACCTACTATCTACGGTTGTATTCCTAGCTTGTCTAATTAGATTTGATTTGGTCATTGTGGTTATCCACAGATTTATTTCACTTCTAACCCTTGACAAAGGGTAATCAAAGACCCATTCTATGTAACCATACTAAGGATATCCTAAGTCATATCATTACTCTATTACATATAGTAGTTATGTACTAAGGATATCCTAAGGAAGGAACTTACAATGCCTCAGCTAAGTCACAAGCCATGTCCTTACCCAGGTTGTGATTCGAGTGATGCCTTCAGCTTTAATACAGATAGGGGTATTGGTTATTGTCATTCCTGTAGTAATAGTTACCCAAAGAAAGGAGTTCAGTATGAGGAACACTTCCTTGTAGAGTACCCTACTAAGTACAGTAGAAAGGCTACTCCAAACATCTTTCGTCAAAAACAGGAAACTGAAGGAACTGACTACATGCAACAACAGACGAACGTCGTTAGCATCAATACCACTAAGGCTTACAAGGCTGACAGAGGTATCACTGAGGCTACCATGAGAGCGTATGGTGTAGAGACTTCCATAACCTCTGAAGGTGTTAGTCTCGAACAGTTCTACCCTTACCCTAGTGGAGGTAGAAAGATTAGGACACTACCTAAATCCTTTAAGGCTGACAGAGGATTTAAGTCAGACGAACTATTCGGAATGGATAAGTTCAATGCTGGGTCAGCTAAGGCTTGCACGATAACTGAAGGAGAGGTTGATGCTATGTCAGCCTTCCAGATGTTAGATTCTAAGTACCCTGTTGTGTCACTTCCTTCAGCTAACCCAAGTCGTAGGTTATTTGAGAAGTGTAAGGATTGGTTGTCATCCTTTGAGAAAATCTACGTGTCCTTCGACAGTGATGGTAAGAGTGATGCAGTAGCAGCTAAGCTGTGTGCTTTATTCCCTAACCGTATCTATCGTGTGTCACATGACAAGTACAAAGACGCCAATGAGTTCTTACAGGATGGTGCTGGCTACGCCTACAAGAGTGCTTGGTGGAATGCTAACAAGTACACCCCTGAGAATGTCTTCAACACTACTGACCAGTTCCTCAGTATCTATAACGAAGGAGAGGACAGTAAGTACCTACCTACAGGCATTGAGGTTTTGGATCAGGCTATCTTAGGTCTAATGCAGGGTCACTTCACTATCTTTCAGGCACCTGAGGGAATAGGTAAG